GTAACTACCAAAATTCCATCGTTATTGCCGATGCAACTTGTGATTTCACAGATTCATCAAGCGTAACTTTGGGCGAATACGTGTTGACCACCGTAGAAAAGCAAGTAAACTTACAATTGTGTAAGAATCAATTGCGTACTACATGGGAAGCAGCACAAGCAGGATTCTCCGCATTTGAGAAATTACCCGCTACTTTTGAAGAGTTCGCATTAGCACAAACAGCCGCAGAGGTTGCACAAGCCGTTGAATTAGGTATTTGGAAAACTACTTTGTTCTACAATGGTACTGCCGATGAGGGTATGGTTGGTTATTTGTTGGATAATTCAGCAATTACCGTTACTGCCACTGGCGTTACTACTGGTGCCAACGTAGTTGCTCGTTTACAGGCAATGTTGGATGCATCTCCAAGTGCATTGTATGGTAAAGATGGATATCAGTTCTATGTAGGACCTACAACCATGAAAGCATACCAAGCCGCATTATCCGCTGGAAACTATAACTTCCAGTTCTATGTAGGCGAGAAGCCAATGAATTTCCAAGGTATTCCCGTTACAATGTGCCCAGGTCTTAACGATTCCGATTGCGTATTGGGATTGAAGAGCGATTTGCACTTTGGTACTGGTTTGTTGAGCGATTACAACGAAGTAAAATTCATTGATATGAGCGATATTGACGGATCACAAAACGTGCGTATCATCATGCGTTTCACTGGTGGTTTGATTGCTACTAACCCAACCCAACAAGTAGTATTAAACATCTCCTAATAACCAAATAATTCAAATGTAAAGGGGCGGGGTTTACAAAAATGCCCTGCCCTTTTATTTTAGTTTAAACACCAAAAAATAAAATAAAAATGTCTTGTAATACATTAGCAAACAGATACGAACCATGTAAACAATTTGTCGGTGGTATTCGTGGTGCCTTTTTTGTACCTTACGTTTTCTCAAACGTAGTAACCAAGGATGCAAGTGGATTAGTAACATCCATCAACAATGGTGCAACGCCTACCCCCGTAAACGTAACTGGATGGTTCTGGGAACTTAAAGGTTTGTCAACCTTGGAAGTAGCCCCAACAAGTAGCCGTGATAACGGAAATACTATGTACACCCAAACATTCACATTGTCATTCAAACCAAGTGGAGTTACACCCAATAGTGGCGATTTGGATATGGACACCGTGAATACCCTTTCACAAGGTAGATGGCGTATCATTATTTGGGACAGAAACGACCAATTTTGGTTGTTAGGTGCCGATGAGGGATGCGATTCCACTGGTGGTACATTGTCATGGGGTACACAAATGGGCGATGCACGTTTGAATACCTTAACCTTTATCGGTAGCGAAACTTTACCCCCTGCCCCCGTAGATGCGGAAACCTATGCAGAGGTGTTGAGTGTTATCACTGTACCCGCTTAATTTCGGTTTTCGTTCATAGATTGAAAGCCCCTACCCATGTGGTGGGGGTTTTTGTTTTACAACGAATTTGGATTATTGCGTTAATAATGTAGATGGTAATTAATTTATTGACAACCTCCATTTCATTCTATCCATTTGTTTCTTTTGAAAGCATGGCAAATGGATATGTGGAAGTATGGCATAAAAACACCAAAGTAAAAGTAAGTGGCACCGAACCAATAACCAATAATGGTTCACGAATTACCATAGATTTACCATCGTTAACCGACATTGCAGATGTTGCACAAAACTTGGATGTTATATTAATACGCATATATAATAGCGATGTGTTAATGTGGGAATATTTGGCTACGTGGTCGGATGAATCCACCAACATCAATAAGACATTTAAACACTGGGATACAACAAGTAATATTAGCCCCGAATGGATAACCCTATAAAAGACAATAAGAATTTCCAATTTATGGCGTTGGCGTCATATACTGCCCCCGCAATTGTGGAGCATAAAAACAAAAATTGGGTTGAATATGGTGAGGATAACGATTATTACCAATATTTAATTGATTTATACCATGGTAGCCCTACCAACAACGCAGCCATTAAAGGCATTGCGGATATGGTGTATGGATTGGGATTGGAGGTTGTAAAGGGGGATAGACATTTACAAGGGTATATTGAGTTTAAAAAACTATTTAGTCCCGATTGTATTCGTGCCGTTACATTGGATTTAAAAATGTTGGGGCAATATGCATTGCACATCGTTAAATCAAAGGACAAGAAAAAGTATGTTAAAGTAAGCCATTGGGCAATACAAACACTCCGCCCCGAACGTGCCAATGAGCATGGGGAAATTGAGGGGTATTACTTTTGTGCGGATTGGTCAAAATTAAAGCGTGGGCAACAACCCAAGCGATTTGCTGCCTTTGGATTTGACGAAACCGAGAATGAATGTATCTTGGTTGTTAAACCCTATTCTACGGGATCGTACTACTTTGCCCCAGTGGATTATCAAGGTGGAACCCAATGGGCGGATTTAGAATGCGAGATTGGTAATTACCATATTAACAATATCAAGAATGGGTTAGCCCCATCCATGTTAATCAATTTTAACAATGGGCAACCACCCGAAGAGGTACGGAATGCAATTGAGGGACAAATTACTGCCAAATGGGGTGGTTCTTCCAATGCAGGTCGTGCCATCATTTCATTTAACGATTCAAAAGATACGGCAACGGAAATAACGCCCGTTCAATTAAGCGATGCTCATAATCAGTACGAATTCCTATCAAGGGAATCCACCCAGAAGATAATGTTAGCCCATCGTATTGTTTCCCCGATGTTGTTGGGTATTAAAGACAATACAGGATTAGGGAATAATGCGGAGGAGTTAAAGAGTGCCTCTATCCTATTTGACAACATTGTAATACGCCCATTACAACGATTAATTATTGAGGGTGTAGAAAAGGTATTACATGCCAATGGTATTTCATTAGAGTTGTATTTTAGAACCTTGCAACCATTGGAATTTACGGATTTGAGTGGTAAGGCAGTTACCGAGGAAGTAGCCGAACAAGAGATGGGATTTTCTTCCCAAAAAAAAAAGATTGATTTAGTGAAACCCAATGCGGGTGAATCCAAAGACGATTTCATTGGGCGTTGTATTTCCGTGGTAGTTGGTGAGGGTAAAGACCAAGACCAAGCCGCTGCGATATGTTACAACTATTGGGAGGGTTCAAAAATAGAATTAGAATCATATACCGATTACCCCGAGGGGGCAAGGAGTAATGCTAAAAAAGCATTAGAATGGGCAGAGAAACACGGATGGGGTGATTGTGGTACGGCAGTAGGTAAACAACGTGCAAACCAATTGGCAAAGGGCGAACCAATAAGCCGTGATACCATTGCCCGAATGGCAGCATTTCGCAGACACCAACAAAACAAAAATGTACCATATTCGGAAGGGTGTGGTGGATTGATGTGGGATGCATGGGGTGGAGATGCTGGAATCCGTTGGGCAGAAAGCAAGTTAAAAGAAATAGACGCTAAATTATCGGCGAATAAAGTCCCAGAGTTTACCCATGAGGATGAGCATATGTGGTTGGAATATTTAAAGGATAAAGGCGAGGTCATCAATGAAGATTTATGGGAGTTGGTGGACGAATCCCCCGTGGACGATCCAGATGGCGAAATGCAATTAAATCGCCATGAATTTTTCAAACGATTTGCAAACCCCGATGAGAAAAGTGCGGATGATAAAGGTATTTATTTGATGCGTTATCGTTATAGCCCATTGCGTACCCAAGAGAATAGCCGCATATTTTGCAAAGACATGGTGGCGAATGCCAAATTGGGGGTAGTATATAGGCGTGAGGATATTGATAATATGGGATTTGATGGAATTAATGGACAATTTGCCCCACAAGGTAAATCCACGTATTCCATATGGAAATACAAGGGAGGGGTATATTGTAAGCACCAATGGTTTAGATTGACTTACAGACGGAAGAAAATCAATGGTAAAATAATACCATTAACGCCCGAGGAAAAGGCATCCAACATGCGTGATATTGAGGATAACTACGATAGAGTATCCTCACAAAGTGCAGATAGAGCGGGGGTACCATTTGCCCCACCGAATTGGGATATTGCATCCGTAAAAACAAATGATTTACCAAATAGAGGTTCACTTAAAAATAGATAAATACAATGTACGCAAACGATGACGTTTTACTAATTACCAAGGATGACTTATTTAAGTACACCCAATTGAGTGGTAATTTTGATATTGATAAAATAACCCCATTCATCAAGGTGGCACAAGATATTGAGGTACAACAATTATTGGGTACCGTACTTTATCGTAAAATCCTAACCGATGTTCAAAATGGAGTTTTGGCGGGTAATTATTTAACATTGGTGAGCGAATACGTGCAACCCATGCTTATTCATTACTCCATGGCAGATTTATTGTTATTTCACGGATACGAGGTAAGCAATGCGGGAATCGTTCGTAATACCCCAGAGGGTACACAATTACCAACGGAAACAGAAATCAATACATTGGTGGAACGCACCCGAGCCACTGCCGATACATACCGAAGAAGATTGGTGGATTATTTATCCTACTATCCTCAATTATTCCCCGAGTACACGGCAAACCAAAACAACGGGCAATATCCAACATCATACCCAACAAACTACACTGGATGGAATCTAATGTAAAAAAAACGTATCAACCCAAACCCGCCAAGGTTGAAAAGTTGAAAACGTACATGGAGGCGATTAAAGGCAATACAAGCATCAAGTGCGAACTATTTGTCAAGACGATAAAGATAATCGCCCTAATGGTCTTATTTCAATCGTGTGGGGCAGAATACCACCTAAAACAAGCGTGTAACAAGAAACCAAGCCTTTGCGAACAAAAAGTGAAGATAGATACATTTATTGTACACGATTCAATTTACTTTTATGATACGTTTACGACCAAAGAGATTGACACTATCACCATTGACACGGGTTCTATTAGGGTTAAGGTTGTTAGGCATTACAATAAAATCAAAGTAATGATTAAACAAAAACCCGATACCATTCGCATAACCAAAACCATAACCCTACCACCCAAAGTTGTATTGGATGCCAAGAAACAAGCATGGACAACTGCACATAGTGTGTTTTTTTGGATTGGTGTGATATTATGTGCATTTGGATTGTATAAGTTATTCAAATAGAACATTCCAATAAATAATCGTTTTATAAATATGAGTAAACATTGGGTAACACCATCACGAAGTTCGCCAAAGCCTGGGGGGAATAGAGCTTGTCTATGTAAGAATGGCAAGTATTCCCGTAAGTGTTGCGATGGTAGTTTACAAGCACAAGGTGTGGGCAATGTTACAGGGGTACAAGTTCAACAAAATTAAAATTAAAAATATAAAATTATGTCAATAGCAGCAGGATCATTCTCCGCAGGATATACAGGATGCAGAGTTGTTTCAGGAACATCAGCCACAACAGGTAGATTTCGTGGATTTGTAGTCAATGCCGATTGTGTAGTAAGTGCATTATTGGATAGAACATCCACATCAATGATGACTACAATGGGATTAACAGGTGTAACATTGCGTCAAGGTATGTTTATTTCATTACCTGATGATAATTGGATTACATCCATTACCCTAACAAGTGGTTCAATAATCCTATACAACGAATAAATTATGTTTGTTGGCATTGGTGTAGGTGTACACCGACAAAGATTTGCGGGGTCATTCGCCACATCGTATTCATCCCGTGTGATTGCCGATGGTGGAACGATTGAGGCACTTGATTGTGTTGCCGCTGCATCATCATTATTACAATCTGCATCGTTACTTATTATCCCAAGCGGATACAAAGCAGGTGTTGCCTATGCTGAATTACCCGCCAATGGCAATGGAGATTTAACTTGGTCAAGGAATAGTGTAGCAAATAGAACGCAATCTGATGGCAATATTGGTAGTGTTGCGGCTAACGTACCACGTTTATCCTATATGTATGGTAGTTGCCCCGCGTT